AATATCGTTGGAATGTCCAACCACCATCTTTTTCCAAATTTCTCGGAACATTAAGTCTGCTTTGTCGTAAGATAGCCCTACGCACCAAATTCTTTTATTCGGTTGCGAGGCAACAAACGTAGCCTCCATAGCAGAACAAGTTGTCTTACCAAATCTTCTGCCACATACCATAACGAAAAACCGAGCCGTATCTTTAGTTGGATAATGCAATTTTTCCTGACCTTTGTGAGGCGTGTACCCCATATAGTCAAACCAAGACTTCTTAAAATCCAGCTCTTCTTTTAAATTATTTTTCATTAATTGTTGTAATTGACAACTGACATAATATAACTTATGGCGTAAGATAAATACAAGATATAGTATTTTTATTTTTAAAAACACAATATATAGGAGGGCAGTATGTCCGAAGAAACAAAAGCAGTAGCAAGCGAAACAGTAAGTGAGCAACCTACACAAGAAACACCAACAACCTCGCCTGATGTAGGTGCATTAATAGCAGAAAGCAAAAAGTATAGAACAAGGGCGCAGGATGCAGAAGCTCGTATAGCGAAAATGGAAAAAACCTTGGCAAAAGCAGAAGAAACAAAGCTGAAAGAAAAAGAAGATTTTAAAAGCCTTTACGAAAAGGTGTCTTCTGAAAATGAATCTTTATCATCTGTTGCGGAAAAATGGACTAAATACGAAGAAACAAAACGTGCTTCTTTATTAGAAAAGCATCCTGAAGAAGATAGAGAGTCTTTGGTAAATTTACCTTTAGATACTCTAGAATTTGTTACTAATAAAATTAACGGTGCAAAAGCCAATGCTCCAGAAATGGTTGGGAGAACTAAAAATGTCGTTACGACAAAACCTTTTTCCGATATGACTGAAGCAGAAAGAAGAGAGTGGCATAAAAATGTTATCTCTAATCAAAAAAGCTAATTTGCACACAACTCTTTAGGAGAAAATAATGTTAAATTACACAAGCTATCTTGATGATAGTTATAGAAAACAAATGGCATTTACCGATCCATTAGATGTAAATGTTCATTCAGGTGGTACTGGTGCAGTAACTCCAAATGTTGCTGATCAGTTTATACCTGAAGTATGGGGACAAGCTATACTTGACGTTTTTCAGCAAAAAATAATGATGAAAAATGTTGGTACAGACTTATCTCCAGCAGTAGCTAATCACGGTGATGTTATTCATTTGCCACACATTGGTGTTCCTGAATTGTCTGCTTTTACGCAAGGTTCAGAAATAGCTGCTGATGTTACAAGTGGTGGATCAATGACATCTCAAGAAACGCAATTAACTGTGTCTGAATATAATGTAGCTTCAGTTTACGTTCCAGACATTGTTAATGTTCAAGCAAACTATGACTTGTTAGGCATATACGCTAAACAATTAGGTTACGCTTCTGCAAGAGGTTTTGATAATTATATGCACTATTTAGTTGCTAATAATCTTCAAGGTATTCTAGCAAGTGGAACTGGTGCTGTTGGGGCAGATGCGGATACATCAATTCACGTTCAAACAACAGGCTCGGCATTAAGTGCTAGCAACATATCATCTTTAATGTCTATCATTCTAGGCGAAACAGGTTCAACAGAAGGTTGGAGCCTGGTTCTTTCTCCTGCAATGTATGCTAGTCTAGCAGCTCTTGCTGACTTTGTTAAAGGTACTGCTGGCTCACCATTAGGTTCTGGCTTTGAATCAACTGGTAATGCTGGAAACATACTTGGTATGCCAGTATGGGTTGCTCAATCACCTTATATGGCTGGCGATGGCGGAGATGTTTCTGCTGATGCTACTAAAGGCATTAAGGCAGTTGCAGACCTTGAAACATCAGGAACAGATGACAATGATATCGTTTATGGTTATGCTATTCACGAATCAGCGTTATACTATGCTTTCTCTAAAGAAGCTAAAATAACTGCTTCTTACAGACACGCTTACCTATCTACATTGGTAACTGTTGAAGGCGTTTATGGTGGTGTTGCTCTAAATACTGACAATGCTGGCGACAGAAGAATCATTGCATTGGTGGACTACGAGTAAATCGTAATCTATTATTGTTGATTATATTAAAGGGGGTGGGTAACTGCCCCCTTTTAAACAAGGGGAGATATGAAAGAAAATTTAAGATGGTATAAAAACAGACAAAAGAAAGTTCATAGCAGAAAAGAATCTTGGTTTAACTCTACTGAAAAAGAAAAGATTTATAAAGAAAACTTTACAAGAATTAAGGGTGAAAAAGATTTATCTATTTATGTAGAGCCAAAGCCAAAGCCAAAGCCGAAACCTAAAAAGAAAAAATCTAAAAAGAGTGGAAAATAAATACGAATACTGGACAGAGCAGTATCACATTATGAAAGATATAATAGAACAATTAAAGATTCACGAAGGATATAAGCCTACTGTATATAAATGTACGGCTGGGGTTGACACGATAGGTATAGGCTTTGCTATTAAAGACTTAAATCTATCTGAAGAAGTATGCGAGATGATCCTTACTGAAAAATTAGAAGCATTAGAAGAAAGATTTGAAAAGAAATTTGATTGGTTTCACACAAGTCCTGTAGAAGTCAGAAATGTTATGCTTAATATGGCATACCAATTAGGCTTTGCAGGATTTTGTAAATTTAAAAAAACCATAGCGTACCTAGAAGAAGCAGAATGGGAATTAGCATCGTCAGAGATGCTTCTTTCCAAGTGGGCTAAACAGACTCCCAACAGAGCTAAAGAACTATCAGAAATAATAAAATCTCTTTAGTTGCTTTTTATCTGCGCCATAAAGTAAATTATGTCATCTGATGAATACCTAAATAAGGTTCTAGCTTGCCCTAGATGCTACAATACTGGTCTAGCTAAAAGTGGGTTTGACAAATACAAGCAAAGATACCAATGCAGAGGTTGTAAGCATAGAACCGTTAATCCTATAGAGGATTTAGAGCTTCTCCGAGAGAATGTAAGATACAGAAAAGAGAAGCAGAAAGCTCAAGATGTTACAAGAATAGAAAGAAAGGGCTTTAGGGAACACGCAAGAATTGAAAACGCTGTAGAAGAATACAGCAAAGAATTAAAAAAGCTTTTTGAAAAGAATAGACTACATAAGCTCACTAAAAGTCATAAAATAAGTAAAAGGGCGGTTGGGGTCATCCAATTTAGTGACGTTCATTTTAATGAATTAGTTGAACTCCAGAACAATCGATACGATTTTAAAGTTGCATCACAGCGATGTCAATACTTTGTAGAAAAAGCATCAGCGTACTTCCATATCAACGGAGTTAGCCAAGTTGTGGTAGCTTTAACTGGTGACCTAATGAATAGTGACCGAAGGCTGGATGAATTACTTAATCAGGCTTCAAATAGGGCTAAAGCAACCTTTTTAGCAGTTGATATAATGCAGCAAGTTATATTAGACCTAAATAAACGCTTTAATGTAAGTGTGGCTAATGTAGTAGGAAATGAAGGGCGTGCCAATAAAGAGTTAGGTTGGTCAAATTCAGTAGCTACAGATAATTATGATTATACTATATTTACCTGTTTAAGGTACTTATTTAAAGACTCAAAAGTGCATTTTATAGATGGCGATCCATCTGAAATTGTCATAAATGTAGCAGGACAAAACCTTTTAATGCTTCACGGTCACGGTGCTGTAGGAGCAGGCGTAGAAAAGTCTATTAACCAAATATGTGGTAGATACTCAATGAAAGGAGTCAGAATAGACTATGTTATATTTGGTCACGTCCATTCAGCTAGAGTAGGAGATTGTTTTGGCAGGAGTTCAAGTATGGTGGGTGCCAATGACTACTCTGAAAAGGCTTTAAATCTCGGTGGAAGAGCAAGTCAGAACGCTTATGTGTTCTATGATAATGGAAATCGAGATGGAATTAAAATAGACTTGCAAAACGTAGATTGTGAAGGTTATAACATTGATAAAACTTTGGAGGCGTATAATGCAAAATCAGCCAAAAAAAGCAAGAAAACTGAAACCATATTCAAGGTGGTCGTATAATACATCCTCAAGTTTTACCTCTCCTTATTATACGGAAGATAGAGATTGCACAACGCCTCCAATATTTTCGGAGAGTATTTATGGTAGATAGCTTGAGAACAGTAACAGCAGGTGCCAGCGGTATGGTTGTTACTTGGATGGAATGGTTGCCTATGCTGGTTAGAGTTTTAGTGGGGCTGGCAACATTCGTATATATATGTGTAAAAATTTATAAGTTAATGAAGTAATGAATGAACGAAGAGGAATTACAGAAACAAGCAGAAGGTTTTTTAGGAAACTGGGTATGGTTATTTGTATCTGGCGTTGCTCTACTGTTATTTAAATCAACAATAGAAACAGTTGTTGAAGGGTTAAAGGTCTTTCTAGGTAAAGACTTAAATACTGACGATGTAGTGATACTAGACGGTCGCCCTGCAAGAGTTATAAGGGTTGGTTTTTGGAAAACAACATTCTTTGCTTACGATATTGGCGTAGCCTTCTC